CAGTAGGATCTACGGGTCCCATACATCGGGCTTACCTTATTTTCCTAGGGCAGCATGTGCTCAGCACGAGCCAGCATGTACTCTGCGTGTGCTGGGGCGTCCGAAGAGCGTGCGAGTTCTCTTCAGCCTTATCCTGACCTGACCTCTAACACAACCAACACGGGCCGTGCCCCTGGTCCGGGGCGTCCCAGCACCTGCTCCCTATAGTCAGAGACAGAGGGAGAGAAAGAAACCCTCCCAAACCACCCAGGCACCCTAGCATGTGCTCGGGGGATCTGGCAAGCTGTGAGTCATGGTGAACCACCACGGACGGAAGAAGCGGCTGCGTGAGGCCCGTGAGGCCCTGGAAGCCGCTGTGGCAGCGACGGAGGCGATTGCGGATGAGCTGGCTTCAGAGCCTGCGGAGGCGCCGGAAGAAGGCGAGGAGCCCGCAGAGGCCCCCGTGGTGGAACAAGTGGAACCGGTGGAGGGGATGACCTTCCCGGAGCCTGAGCTTGAGATCTGATGGGCGCGGCGCGCAAACAGACGCCTGGGGAGGCGATGCGTGAGTTGGAGCGCAACGGTTTGCAGCTGACGAAGCCGGGCAAGCGTGGTCCGTCGCTGATCACATCGCTCAAGCGGTACCTGGACGAGAATCCTGAGTACCTGGAGCAGATCGTGATGGGGATGGTTCACAAGGCCCGGATGGGCGACCACAAGATCCTGGAGATGATCTGGGACCGCATTGACGGCGCGGTGGTGAAGAAGGCCCAGATCGAGACGGAGCACCATGTGAAGCGCTACGGCTTTGCGGAGCCCCGGCTGGTGGAGATCGAGGAGCCTGGGGAGGACGCCTCGTGATCCCCATGTCCGCGTACAGCACCTTGCTTGCGGGCGTGCAGGGCGGGGACCTGCCGCGCGGCAAGTCGCTGAAGGAGCTGATGGGGATTGCGCTCCAGCAGTACAAGCAAGACCAGGAGGCGTTTGCGCAGGAGCAGCGCGCCACGGGCGAGGCCGGTGAGGTGAGCTACTCGTACCAGGACCCGTTCTTCGAGGCGACGAACCTTGAGGAGGAGGAGGCGCCTGCTGCGACCCCCAACAAGTTCGGCTCCCTCATGGGGTTCATGGGGGGCAACAGCCCCTTCCTTCAGAACCTAATGAAGGACCGCGGGCCAATGTACGGCCTGGGCGCCCCGCCCACCGACAATGCACCGTCCGAGTTTGAGACTTGGATGGCAACCAAGTACGGCGGCCAGTCCGCCTAAGAAGGAGAGAGAGCATGCCGAAGGTGAACGGAGAAAGATTCCCCTACACGGGCCCTGGAATGAAGGCTGCTGAGGTGGCCAAGAAGAAGGCCGCCAAGAAGAAGGCCGCCAAGAAGGCCGCCAAGAAGGCGTCGAAGAAGACCGGCAAGAAGGTCACCGGCATGTCCTCCGGGGCTGCCCGTGGCACCGCTGCCCGCCGTAAGAAGGCGTCCAAGGCGGCCCGCGTGCGCGGTGCCCGCATGGGCTACGGTCGCTGATGGCGAATGCGCTGTACGACGCTGGCCGAGAGGGCTTCCTGAAGGGGGAGATCTCTTGGTCCAGCGACGACATCAAGGTCATCTTGGTGGACACGGCGAGCTACACGGTAGACCTCGCCAACCACACGCATGTCGATGATGTCCCCGGCGCAGCGCGCACCGCAGTCTCCAGCAACCTGGGCAGCAAGACGACCTTCAACGGCGTAGCTGACGCGGGCAATGTCACCTTCACCAGCGTTACGGGCAACACCTCCGAGGCGCTGGTCATCTACAAGGACGACGGGGTTGCCGAAAGCAGCTCACCGCTGATCGCGTACATCGACGACGCCACCAACCTGCCGATCACGCCCAACGGCGGCAACATCATCGTTGCTTGGTCCAGCGGCGTGAACCGCATCTTCAAGCTCTGACCCATGCCCGACCAGTTCATCATCGCCAACAGCATCGGAGACGGCTCCGGGCTTGGCGTGCCCCAGATCCAGCCTGGGGAAGTCGGGATCCAGGTCGTTCAGATCTTCTCCGAGGAGGCGTTTGGGCGGCCCGAACTGGTACGCGGGGTCAGCACCCGCGCGTTTGCGGTAGCCAGCGCCAGCGTTACGGCAGTTGCCGCCGCTCCTCGCGCGGTCGCACTCGTCACGCCCCACCGAGTCGGGCGGCGCGTCACCCGCCAGGGCGCGGTCATACAAGGGATCCCGGCGAGAGAGAGACGCCGCTCCCTGACCCGCACGGCCAGCGCGCTTTCCGTATCCCAGGCGACCCCGGAGCCCACCCTCCGAGTAAGCCAGCCGCAGGTGTCTGGAAACATGGCGGCCAGCGATGTGTCGCGCGGCCTTGTGCAGAGCGCCACAGCGGTTTCCGCGCCCCCGATAAGTGGTGGCCCTGCTCGTCATACCCTTGGGGGGGAGGGCGCGTAGGGCCGCCACACCTTCTGCTATGGACATCCAAGAAGTCACCGAAGGCAACGATGTGTGGTTCGTGGCGCGCCTGCTGCGCCCCGACAATGTGATCCTGAGCCGGGACGCGATTGCGGGCTCTGGCGGGTCCAACACCGACGCCTTTCAGGTCCGCGTCTACGATGTGACGAAGGACTCGCTGGGGACCGGGGCGAATGGGCGGCAGGTCCACACCGAAGATGTCGCGGATGACGCGCTGACGAGCATCCTGCTGACCGCGACGACCTCTGCCTCTCTGACGAACGATGGATATTGGAATGGTGTGGATGATGTCGGCTACAACTTCATCTACCAGCTTGCCTTCGACTCCTCCAAGTACGAGGCGGGTCACCGCTACGCGGCTGAGTTTGCGTTTGAGACAACGAGCTACGGCACGATTCGCTGGGCTCAGGCGTTCTATGTGAGGTCTCTGCTCTCGACATGACCGAAGCGGCAGAGGTTGTCCACGAGTACACGCCCTACGGGGCGGCGCGTGAGCTTTGGTCGCTCATGCCGAACGAGCTATTGCTCGAAGGGCCTGCGGGTACTGGTAAGTCCAGGGCGCTGCTTGAGTGGATCAACTACCTCTGCGAGCGGTACGCGGGCATCCGCGTGCTGATGCTGCGCCAGACGCGGGAGTCGCTGACGGAATCGGTGCTGGTCGAGTGGGAGAACGAGGTCCTGTGGCCTGGGCACCCGGCGATCCACGGCACAGCGGGCCGGAACACGCGGCAGAACTACCACTACCCCAACGGCTCGCATGTCGTTGTGGGCGGTCTGGACAAGCCCGCTAAGACTTTCTCGACGCAGTACGATGTGATCTGCGTCTTTGAGGCCCGCGAGATCACGGCGGACACTTGGGAATGGCTCGCTCGCGCGAACCGTAACTTCAAGATGCCGTGGCAGATGCGGATTGCGGACACCAACCCCGCAGGCGAGTTCCATTGGCTGAACACTCACTTCCCTCAAGGGTTCCGGGAGGTGCCGGAGAGGCACCGCTGCGACAAGCGGATCCGGCTACTGTCTCGGCACGAAGACAACCCGGCGTACTTCGATCACAAGAAGGGCACTTGGACCAAGAATGGCGAGTCATATGTCCTCGGCATCCTGGCAAAGTTGACCGGAGCGCGTCGCGCGAACTTGTACGAGGGCAAGTGGGCGAGCGAGGAGGGCATCATCTTCGAGGAATGGGACCCGGCGGTCCACATGATCGACCCCGAGGATATGCCGGAGCCCAAGTGGTACTTTGGAGCCTACGATAAAGGTCTGAGGCACCCCGGCTGCTTCCAGGTATGGGCGGTGAACGACGACCGCATGTATCGGGTGCTGGAGATCTACAAGACCGGCGAGACCAGCGACTGGTGGGCAGAGCAGGTCATGGTGGCGAACGAGGACTACCCGCTGTCCGCGCTCGTTTGCGACCCGAGTGAGCCGGAGTACATCAAGATCTTCAACGACCGGCTGGGATCTGCGCGTGGCCGCGACGGCAACCGCATCGCCCGGAAGGCGAAGAACCCCATCAAGACCGGCATCGACATGGTGCGGTGGGGTTTGAGCAAGGTTGATCACGGCCCGCGCATCTACATCGTGCGTGGAAGCGCGATTGTGCAGGACAAGGCGCGTCTCGACGCGAAGAAGCCGACCTGCCTAGAGGAAGAGATCCCGAGCTTTGTGTGGGCGCGCAGTCGTGACGGCGCCCCGGTGAAGGAGCGCCCCGATCCGACCTGCTCCGATCACGCGATGGACTGCCTGCGCTACGCGGCGATGTTCATGTGGAACCGTGACATGAGCATGGAGGTCCAGATCCCCGAATACCCCGAAGGAAGCCTTGGCGACATGCTGGGCCACGCCGAGGTCCACCTAGAGGCTTATAGCTGATGCTGAACACCAATCCGTCCAACCTCATGGCCGAGATCGACGCGGCTATCGCGTTCCGCGATCAGCACCTCGAAGGCTATGAGGAGAAGGTCGCCCGCTACCACGGGCCGTTCTACAACCGTCGTGGTGACTTCACGGCGGAGTACAGCCCGGAGAACACCTACTACGAGTACATCTCGCTGATGGTGCCCCGGCTGGTGTACGACAACCCGCGCGTACAGGTGCAGACGCGGCGCCCCGGCGCGCAGAGGGATGTGGCGATTGCGCTACGCCACGGGCTCAACCGCTGGGCACGGGACTTCCAGTTGCGGAAGGTTCTGACCGAGCTTGCCACCGACATGCTGCTGGGCTTTGGCGTGTGCCTTGTGCGGCCTGACCACCGCAAAGGCCAGGAGATGCCGCCGAGCACGGACAGCCCCACGGCTACCGGTGACACGGCGTGGCCGACTTGCGAGCGTATTGCGCCGCGCCGGTTCTTCATGGACCCGCAGGCCGAGCGGTGGGAGGACTGCCGCTTCTACGGCCATATGTGGCGCATCGACAAGGACGACCTCGAAGACCTTGCGCGCTCCGGTAAGGACCAGGGCTGGAACCTTGAGGCCATTGAGGAACTGAACTCCAGCCAGAACCCGAACCAGAAGTATGGCTACGGCCACAAAGGCGGGCCTGACCGGGACGAGATCTACTGCTACGAGGTCTTTGTTCCTGAGATCAAGCTGGACGACGCTCCGGGCGAGAAGGCTGGGTTCCACGGCGCGATTTACACGATTGGCTGTAACCAGCCCCTGGGCAGCGCGGACGACGACGCGAAGGCGTCCCTGATCCGCGAGCCGCGTCCGTTCTACGGGCCGCGCACGGGGCCCTACATCCTGTTCGGTGCGTACAAGGTGCCGGACAACCCGTACCCGCTGGCGCCGCTTACGGCGGTCGAGGCGCAGGTGCGTGAGTTGAACGACCAAGTGCTCGCGGCTTCGTCCAGCATGATGAAGCACAAGCGCATCGTGGGTGTGAACGACCCGCGCACGGCGCAGCTTGTGAAGAATGTCGAGCACGACTATGTGGCCGTGGTGCCGTTCGAGGACGGCAAGGCGCTGGTGCAGGAGTTTGTCATGGGCGGACAAACGGACCAGCAGGCCAACTGGATCGCCACCTGTCGCAACCGCGCAGACAGAGTGTTGGGCATGGATGAGGCTTTGCGTGGTGCCGTCTCTGGCACCGGTACAGCCACCGAGCACAGCATTGCGTCGGAAGCGGCCAGCACCCGCATCGCATTCATCAAACAGAACTTCACAAGTGCGACCGTGCGGCTGCTGAACGGGGTGGCGTTCTACCTGTATCACGACGACGACATCGTGTTCCCGATTGGCGTCGAGGCGGCGCGCGAGCTTGGCCTTGGCGATCAGGATGTCCTGATGTTCCAGGGCGGTGGTCATGAGGGCAGCGACTACAGCTTCGAGGACTTGGAGCTGGAGATCGAGCCTTACAGCATGGAGCGTGCGTCGGAGGGCCTTGCCCAGAAGCGTGCGCTTGAGATGCACAGCATGATCCTGAACAGCCTGCAACTGATGCAGGTCTTCCCCGACTACCCGTGGAAGGATCACTTCAACAAGATCGGCAACGCGATGAACGCGCCCGACATGGCGGAGCTGGTCGATCAGGAGCTGCTGAACCGTCTTGCTCAGGACCTCTCGGCCCAGCGCCAGATGGACACGATGGCTGCGGCGCAGTCGATGGAGCCGCGTCTGAAGAAGGATGTCGGCCCGAACGGCGTGACCCGTGGTGCGCCGAGCAAGCGCGTGCCGATGGCGATGCAGGAGATCGGCTCGATCATGCAGCAGATGATGCAGCAGGCACCCGCAGGCGCGCCCCAAGGCGTGCAAGGCCCCAACTCCGCGATGTGATGCCTACGCCGAAGAAAGACAGCCGACTCACCCGCGCGGGCGTGTCTGGCTACAACAAGCCGAAGCGAACGCCTGGGCACCCCAAGAAGAGCCACATCGTCGTGGCTAAGGAGGGGAGCAAGGTCAAGACGATCCGATTCGGTGAGAAGGGCGCGAAGACCGCAGGCAAGCCGAAGCCCGGCGAGTCTGCTGCCATGAAGGCCAAGCGCAAGTCGTTCAAGGCTAGGCACCGAGCCAACATCGCCAAAGGCAAGATGTCTGCCGCTTACTGGGCAGACCGAGTCAAGTGGTAACCATGTCCGTCAAGATTGACCTGAACACCATCATGACTGGGCTGGTACTCGGCCTTGTCACATGGATCTTCACGACCGTCCAGCGCGTGGACAAGCAGATCGCGCTGGCTGGTTACCGGGTAGACGCGCTGGCCGCGAACACCTTCGACCCCGACTGTCCCTACTGCAACCACGCGCTACATGGACAAATCGAGCGGTAAGAGCCGGGTCAACGAGGCGGGGAACTACACCCGCCCCACCATGCGGAAGCGCCTGTTCGAGCGCATCAAGGCTGGCGGCAAGGGCGGCAAGCCGGGCCAATGGTCGGCGCGCAAAGCTCAGATGCTGGCCCAGCAATACAAAAGAGCTGGCGGAGGCTACAGAGACTGATGCCCCTGAAGAAGTCGCAAAAGTCCCTGAAGAACTGGACGGCGGAGAAGTGGCGGACCAAGTCCGGCAAGCCCTCGACCCAAGGCTCGAAGGCAACCGGGGAGCGTTACATGCCCTCCAAGGCGATTGCAAGCCTCTCAGCGGGGGAGTACGCTGCCACTACGAGGGCAAAGCGGAAGGCGACGAAGGCAGGGAAACAGGTCGCCCGCAACACCAAGAAGGCCGCTGCGGCTACCCGTGCGGCCCGCATCAACCCAGGTAAGAAGCGCGCAAAGCGCAAGGCAAAATGAGCAAGCGATTCGGAATCATCGTCAAGAAGACGCCCAACTTCGCCAGCAACCAACTGCCCCGGAACTGGAAGCACCACAAGGGCCAGTTCGACAAGGACGGTCGCCCGGTGTTCACCAACCGCCGGGAGATCGAGAACAGCATGGCCCGTGCGCGTGACAAAGAGGGCATCACCATCGAATACGACCAACTCTGATGACTGACATCACCCCCCAAGAGACTGTGGCGGCAGAGCCCGCCGTTGCGCCTGAGCCCCAACCTCAGGCCAAGTCGCCCGTGGACGAGCGTGAGGATTCGTACCTCATGCAGATCGACGGGGACGACCCCGATGTGACCAACGAGCCGACTGAGGAGATCCAGACCTCCGAAGCCGCTCCTGAGGCCGAGGCCGTCGTCGAGGACGACGCCGAGCCCGCCACCGAAGAACAAGCCAGCAACATCGACACGGATGAGCTGGCTGATGCCTGGAGCGTCCTCCGACGCGACGGGTTTAGCAAGGATGACCTCGCCGCTCTGAGCGACGACGCCGTCCTGCGTCTGGCTGCCCATCGCAAGAAGGTGCAGACCGACATCGACAGGAAGCTCTCTGAGTCCAAGACAAAGGACGAGGAGGCTGCCCAGCAGAGCCCCAAGGAGCCCAGCGAGCCGCAACAAGCAGAGGCCGCGCAGGGACAACCCACTGAGGACAACCTGCTGCAAGCAGCTAAGTCGTTTGCCGACCATGTCGGGCTGGACGAAGAGGGTGCCCAAATCCTGGCTAAGTCCTACGAGGCGTTGCTTCAGCCGTTCCAGCAGCAGATCGCTGCGATGCAACAGCAGATGGCAGCGGCTCAACTGGAGTCAGCCAGGGCTCGACTTGCGAGTGACTACCCGCAGGTCGCGGACACCAAGAGCAAGGAATGGGATCGTGTGGTCGCGCGCATGAATCGCATGTTCACCAGCGGCGAGTCCTACGACACGGTAGAGGCTCTCATGGAGGATGCGATTGCGTTCGAGTTCCGAGACCAGATCCGGGCCGAGGCAGAGTCCGCAAAAACCAACCTTCGTAACCTTCGTAAGAATGGCGCACCGTCCAGGCCGACCGGAGCTACGCCGCCCGAGCCGGGTATCAGCAGCGATGAGATGGAGGACAGGATCCTCGAACTCCTCGAAAGCGATGCCCCGGATCGGGTGCAACGGGCACGGCTCCTGAGCGGGCGCTAGGGCATCTCACTAGGAGAAAGAGATGGCTTCTGCACTTAGCACCTTTACTGACTTCATTGACACCACCGGCCCGTCGTTCCTGACGAGCGCCGAAGATGTGGTGAACGAGGCCTGCAAGAACAACTACTTGCTGCGCCGCTTCCTTCGTGGGCAAGGTCCCTCCGAGACCGTTCAGGGTGGTTCCTCTATCAAGGACACCATCATGTTCGACGAGGAGAGCACCTTCCAATACTACGAGCCGAACCAGACCTTCACCTGGGAGAACCCCCAGGTCGTCGAGAACTGGGAGATCCAATGGCGCTTCTGTGTGGACCACATGGCCTACACCGACGCCGAAGTGGAACTCAATGTCGGCACCGGCATGTCCCGCGCT